GACTGGACGGACTCGTTAAAAATTGGTGCGGTTGCTGCTGTCATTGCTATTGGTAAAGCTATTGCTGCGACTCGTGTGGGCGATTCGCGATCAGGTTCGTTGGTTAGTTGACGTGTCTGAGGAGCAAGAGAACTCCGAGTGGGAAGAGTGGGCCGAAGAGTACGGATATCTTGCTTCTGAAATTTATAACGATATAAAAAGCACTTCACATTTGTTGAATGTGGATGACGGGAATCATGCTAAATGGCATGATGACTCGTTAGCTGTGATGATTGTGTTGCCGTTTGAGCACGCTATGGCGTTTTCTGCGGAGTCAATGATTAACGATTTTGAGAACAGTCCTTTGCACAGCCATGTGTTTGCAATAATCAGTGGCTTGATTCTTGCGTCGGCTGATGCAATGGATGACTCAGACTATGAAGTAGATGAGTAAAAAATTCAAATAGTCTCTAACAATTTGTCGTTTATTTAACGCTCGTTTAAGTTTTCTTAGAATGTAATCACGCTTACGTGCCACTGTTGTTTTCGGTAAGTTTGTTAATCGTTCAACTTGTCTAAGGCTTAGACGTTCAAACAACAAAGCGTTTAGTAACCAGATTTCATCTTCTTCTAGTTCGTCGAAGGCGTCCAGCACAGCTTCTTGTAGTTGTATGCGTTCTTCTTGTGATTCTTCTAGGGGTGCGTGGGGTGCAGCTTCCTGAAGTATTTCTATTTCAGTTTGTTTTTGTTGTGGATTCCCTTGTGCTTTCCATGAAAGATCAAGAGGATCAAAGGGAAATTCCTTCTTGACCATACTGCCATGCTATGTCGGCTGGTATGGCGAAATATTCTTTTCTGTTATCTGGAAATAGTTTTGTTTGTGCTTGAAAGCACAAGTCTCTGATTGTGTGAAATCGGAGAAAAGTATGACGGTCAAATAAAGAGTCGTACAAAAATAGTAAGACTTCCATTTGTTCATGCCACCAAGTTAAGGCTTTGAGTTTGTCTACCTTCATGTGGATTTCCTGGCTACGCCCAAATCCTTGTACTTCTACTAAATAGTTTTCTGTCAGGTAGTCAGGTGTGTAACAAATTTCGCGAGGAACGTTGTTTAAACGAAAGGGTGGCCTGTTAAGGCCGTAGCGTGCGTAGGGCCACGGGGCTGCTTCTTCAAACTTGCCTTCAGCTAGGTCGCCCATTTGGTTTAGACGTTCGGAGAAATCTAGGTCTTGGAACTTCATGTTTTTTCCGCCTGTACCCAAACTACATCTCTGTCATTTGGAATGATCCCTGACTTTTGTAAACCGTCGGCAGCTAGCTTGACGTAGTTATCTAGGTCGCCACGCAGTTTGGTTTTACCCCAATCTGGTAGCGACGTAATTTTTACGTAGGTGCTTTCGTCAGTGAAATGTAGTTCTAGTTTTACTGGTCCTTCAAAGATGGGTGGGTTGTCGCCTACAGCTTCTACGATACGGTTTTCTGCTTCGACCGTTTCTTTAGGTGTGTAGGCACGTCCGCTACGTGTCATACGTGGGCGGCCCTTTGTGCGGGGCCGTCCTTCTATGACTAACTCATACGTGTCTGACTGCTCTTTTTTGGGCATCGTCTACTAGCCGTTCCATTTGTCGGTCGCCATCTCGTCGGCCCATAAACTTTGGGCCTTCTTCATACCATTGGCCTAGTCGTGAGTCTAGGTCGTTGGTCCATGACACTACGTCGCCTCGTTCAAATCCTGATTCAAACATGGCTCTTGCGAAACGGTTTAGGAATCCGTGTCGCCCTCGCCCTGCTCCGTGTTGCATGTAGTAATCCACTGGTCCGTTACGGTACATCATTAACGCCAGTCCTCGTAGGCGTGAACCATCTATTCGCATGAGTGGTTCTTTGCTGTAGTCTCGGGGTGGTGGGATATCGGGTTCGGGGTCTTGGTGTAGCTCTGCTGCTCGTTCTAGATCTTCTAATGGGGTTCGCTCTGCTTCGGCTTCTATTATGAAATCCCAAATGTCGTAGGTTTCTCCTGTTTCTGAGTTAACCATGACTTGGCGTCCGTAAGGTCGTTCGCCTCCGTAGGGAAGTCGTATGTAGTTTCCTGGCGGTCCATCTAACCAATCTGATTTGGGGTACACAGCGTCATAGTCTCCGCCTGCTAGTTGCATGACTGCTTTGAGTGCTTTGCGCATTAGCGTGACGGGTGTCCATTCTTCTGCGAATACCCATACGTGGTAGCCCTTGCTTCGGGATCGTTCTAACCATGCTGTGATCCCTAGTGCCGAGAATAAGGTAATTGCGTTTTTGGCAATTATTTCTGAATCAATGTCGCCTTCGTCTATGTCGATGGCTCCCCATGTACACATCCATAGTTCACGTTTCATGTCAGGGTAGATGGGTCTGGCTTTTGTGTCTGAGGACGACTGTATGAACCCTGCGGGGCCACCTTCTTGTTTGAGGGGGTCGTAGACCATTGGATAAATTCCAATCATCTCAGAGCCGCTCAGGTGGTTCTCAATTAGTTCTGTGGAAACGGAGATCCAACGACAGCCACCAGAGTCTGTTCCGTACGCATACGGAAAGCCTTGAAATACGTTTTTAAATGCTCCTGCTGCTGCGCTATCCATCGAACGTGCCTTGTTCCCATGTAACTCCTGGCTCTAGGATACGCCCGCTGCTGTCTATGGTCAGGTTTACTTCAGCTTTTTCCCCATCTCCAGCCTTGTTTTTCCACAGGCCAGCAGAAACTTCGTCCTCATAATAAGCGCGAGTTTCCTCATCTAGGTTGGTGTCATCCCATCTACGCCATGTTTCAATCAGAAAATGGCTTTCACTTGTGGATGCGTACCTGCCTGCTTCAATGCCGCCAGCTTTACCACGGTTACCTGTACCTCTGCCTGACTGGTGGATAATGATTCCCACTAGTCGCCAGTCAGATACAAGTTGTTTGAATGATTCGATCTTGGCTTGGACGCTGGCTGCGTCGCCAGCTTCGCCGCCTCGTATCAGTTCTAGGAAATCGTAAACTAAAACTTCTGGTCGTTTGCCTCCCCACAATGTGGTGGATGCAATGCGTAGCGCTTTGTCTAGATCGTCCACGGACATGCCAGTAGATTCAAAATGCAAGTTAGTTTCGTCTTGCATGATTTGTTCTACTCGTTCCCACGCTGTGGGATCTTCGCGAATTAAACGGTTAATCCATTCTCGTTGATCGAACTCCAAGCGAATAGATGAGTACCGTCCCCAGAACATTGTTTCTGTTTCGTCGGGGCTTACCCAGAGTGTGCGATGGTTGCGATTCTTTGCAACCATGTTCATGGCAAGCAACGTTTTACCTGTATGCGATCTACCTATTAGCGTAACGAGTTGTCCTGGCCTTGCGCCTCCGAGTGTGGCCTCGTCAAAGGCTCGTACTCCGAAACTCCATTCGTTGCCAGCACGTAGGTCATGCCGCATGCGTCGAACTTGTTCCCCTTTAGGGGTAAATAATCTGCGTAGATCTTGGGCGCTTACACCTTCGATCTCTTGTGGTTCAGCCGCAGGAGGTTCGGGGGCGGACGCAGTTGCCGCCCCCGTGACAAGTTGCCTTGCCTCCTCCATGCTGATTTCTTTAGGCATCTACGCCGACAAGCCAACCCTGTGGGTCAACTGGTTCGGGTCGTTCAGGCCATGACCAAGAAGTGTTCTTTTGTAGTGCTGCGAAGTAACCGCTTTTCCCTGCTAGAGGGTGGTTGCCTTCGCCTTGTCCTACGTATGACTGTCCATCTTCACCGATAGATAGTCCCTTCTTTATTTTGAAATCTCCCAGTCCGCATTTGCCTGCTTTTGTTGTCGGGATGTCTTTACCTCGCATTGAGTCTGCCCAATAATCTTGAGGAAACTGGCGAACCCCTGTTTGAAACAGCTTGCGTACCGCTTGATTGTCCATAAAAGCTGAGTCTTTAGACGCATATACGATTCCTGCATTTTTTTCATTTAGGAATATTTTATGTATGTCGTTGTACTCTTCGTCATCTAGGTACAGCGAACCACCTGCTTTTCTTGGCGTTGATGTTGCGCCTTGAAATGCTGCTTCAACTTTGGCTACTGCCGCAGTTTCGGTAGCTGCTACGGGTGCTGCTCCTAGTTGTGTTTTGGTATCCCCAAGAATGTTTGTCAACGCTGACGCATTGTCTGTCAGTGTTGTCAGAATATCCTCGTTGGGGTCTGTTGCATTAGCTGATACCTGTGCTGCTGTCAGTTCGACAGCACCTTTGAGTATCACCTGTGCTTCTATACTCGCACGTTCGTGCGGTTCCATTGGCTTAAATGCCATTATCTTGCGCCTCCTATTATTGCGCCTTTACACCGTGCCCACGCTGGACACCATTTCTCAGAGCACCACCAACCGTCATCACCGAGAGGATATTTAGTCATCTCGGATTCCACGATGTGGCACAGCCCTAAGACCTTTTGACGTAGCCAATCTGTGTGGCCTTTGTCGCGAACTATATCCATGCGACCTACACCTTTGGGGTGCATGATCGCATAAGAGAAATTTGAAATGCCTTTTGCCCAGCAGTATGCCATTGATTGCACATCCCACCGTTCGTACTGCCATCTGTCTCTGCTGTAGTCACGGCTTGGGAACTTCCAATCCCATAGCCTGTCCTCTTCAACTAGGTCAATGGTTCCTGTGAAACGTACAACTCGTTGGTCATCTTCGTAGAATAACAAATCAAAATATTCTTCAACTTCGACTGGTTGTAGCTCGGGTAAGACTTGTATGCGCCAATCTTCGACTTTGCGTAATCCTTCGACATAGGCGCTTTCTGGTGAGTAGCTGTTCCATACTTCGATGGTTGGTAGAGCTTCTTCCCAGTACATTTCAAATGAGTCGATGTGGTCTTGCTTTGTCATCTCTCCGCCTGCTTTGCGGGTGTTGAGTGCGTCCTCTGCTACTGAGTGACATGCCGTGCCTAATGTCGCTGCGTCTTTTATTTCTTCGCTTACAAGTCCGAAGATGGTGTTACGGAATCTTTCTAGGCACATGTCTGCTGTCTTAATTGTTGACTGGCGTGTCCAGTCGTGTACCCAGCGTCCTTCGCTGTCTTTGTGTAGGGGATACTTCATAGTCTCAGAGTAGAGAAGGGGTGGGACATCGAATGATGCCCCACCCCAACTGTTGTTATTTCCCTTCTAGCGCACGGAGCATTGCCGCTGCTTGAAGATCGTAACGAGCGCCCAATTCTCGCATGTCAGCAGCCACCCACGGGTCAGTGTAATAATCTGCGTCACTTTTCAATTCCCAAATATCGTGCGGAGATAGCCACGCAAAAACATGCTGTTTGGTAATTCGTTCTTCTACGCCCGCAGGAAGTAACCGATTCCAAGTGTGGTCGTCATAAAATGCTATAGGCAGTCGATATAGACGACATAACACTTGACCAATACCATGATCTTCTTCTGAAGCATGAGCATTTAAGCCCGTGGCTGAGTTATGTTCTTTGTATAGAACTTTGTAATCACCAATTTTTGCTTTACGCATACAGAACCTCCCAGTTCGTGTCATGTTCCTGTACTGAGTGCCAACCACCCGCCTGAGCGGGGTGGTTGATACTGAGTACTAGTAAGTCTAGCGCGCCGTTTAGCAAAATACACGCGCAGTTGTGTGTCTTTTGTTACAGTTCCATTACGAATGTTGCATTTCCGTTACGGCCTTAGGCTGTCTGGCCTCTCTTGATGCCAGCCACGCATTCACCTGCCGAGCAGAAAACAATTTAGTTTTACCTATTTCTTTGATCGGACGAGGGAAATCGTCATGCCTTACCCGCCAGTTCGTTACAGCAGCAGGGGTAACTCCTGCCCTGCGTGCAATTTCCTGGAAGTTCAGGTATTCGTCTGACGGTGCGGGCGGCAACGCCTCACGCAAGTTGATGCGTGCCGACAAAGCTGTCAAAGCATTTGACATTTCTATGTTGGATTCCAATAACTGATTTGAAACCCTTAATAGTTGTTGAGCTATACCTTCGATTCGTTGTAGGCGCTCATCCATTTCTTCTAAGTTACTTACTCCCATTGGTCCTCCTTCTTGGGGGTCTTTTTAGGACTGCACTAGGGGTGTTGTGTTTCCACGGTTCCCAGTCCTCATAACGTTTTTTACATTTTACACACCTACAGCCGCCAAGTGCGTAGGTTGCTATTAATCCGTGTCTACTGAAATCGGATCGTTCCCATTCGATGTATTTTCTACCGTCTGTTTTTGCCACGGGCTTTCTCTATTTCTTCTTTGGTGAACGAGTCGTTCTGAAATATGGTGGGGTTATTTCTGCTCATTGCTTTTTTCTGCCATGCCTCTCGTTCGGCTTTGCTTATTTTTGTTTTTTTCTTCGGCAAGCTGTCGCTCCAATTTTCTAATTACATTTTTCAAATCACGGTTCTTCAATAGCAGCATGGCATATCGTTTCTTCAAATGGCGGACCATAGAAGCATCGCCGTTGTTTTCCATAGATGTTGCAAGGACTAGATGATCAGGGTTACAACACGATGTGTTGTAACAGTTGTGATGGACTTGCATCCCATCAGGGATAGGACCGTTCTTGTAAATCCACATCATTCGATGTGTTTGTACGTTGTTCTTTGTGCCGCACCTAGCGGCTATGACTTTGGAATTAACTAGCCCATAGCCTGCACGCAGCTTGGTGCGTTGCCACTCGAAACATCCGTAAGGGGTGATCTTGATGTATCCATGAACAGGGTTCATGTAATGCTCAACACGTTCTTCAAAAGTCATAGGCATTTGAGCCTTCAACGGGATGTGTGTATGCGGGTCACCGTATTTAAGAAAGTGAGTGTTATGCCCATTACACAACGCAATTTTGCCGTCGCGTGAACCTGGACCTGTCCAAGTTTTACTAGATCTACGTGAGCCTGTGCATTGTGATCCGTCGGGCATGATTGCCCAGCAGCGTTGTTTTCTGTATTTCTGGTATCGGGTAGTCATGCCGCTTTTCGTTTCAATCGTTTTATTTCAGCTTTAAGTTCAGCAATTTCTTCTCGTAAAATTTTTGCTCTTTGAGCTTCGCTACTGTTTTCCTGATAACTCACTATTTGCAAATGATCAGGATTCACACAATGCCTCTTCCCACAGATGTGGTGAACGCACTCGTCCTTAGGTAAAGGAACTCCATCATTTTGTGACCAAGCCACAACTAAACGATGCGCCCGTTGTGACGGCTGCCCACCGCCGCCAACTTTTGCATACCCTTTGCTGTCAATGGTCGATTGCCACAGCAAACAATCTCCATCTCGCACAACGAATGGTTTACCTAGCGTTTTCCCAACAGCACCCCCAAACCCTTTACCCCCATTTCTAGGCACCGCAGGAATAAAATCAGGGTTAATCCAATAAGGAACTTTCTCAATCCACGGTAAACCCCAAAGGTCACCCAACGTAGACGCTTTCCAACGCCTCCTTTCTAATATCTGTTCTTTCTTTAAGCGTGCTCGTTCTTCCCCACGAATGCGAAACAACTCTGCTCTTTCGCAACCACCACATTTGTAATTTTCTGTAGAAGGAACACCTGTGTCGTGATAATACAAAAGTTCCCACACACCATTTCTTTTTTTGCAGGGGGCGGAAATAACAGACACACAAGTAGCTGTTACTTTCAAACGTCTTTTAGCATGTCGTATGTCGCTCAATGTTCCCCGAACGTAATGTCGTCCATAGCAACGGGCACATAGACCACGAGCACCTTTGCCTGTGACTAAATAATCACCACATTCACTACAAACTTTTTCTTTGGTTTCCATTTACTTGTACCTCCCACTTAGCTTTTGTGTTTTCCACTATGTATAAAGCGAACCTTGTTGACTGCTCAGGATCGAAACGCATAGGCCAACGATCTGCGAATACGTCACCCCAAAAGTATTTATTAATTTGAAATAAACCGTGATCTGCTCCGTTATAGGCGCGAGGGTTATGCAAACTTTCGCACCAAGCAATCCCTAACGGCCTCACGCACGGATCAAAGTATGCGCAAACAATCTCAACCACTTCCGTGTTCTCTGGTGGTGGTTCATAATTTACTGACGCGAAATCCAAGATTGCCCAGATGCTCAACCAAATGTTAATCACGTTTACTCCTAACAAAGTCAAGCCATGCCTGCCGAGCGGGATCAGACTTAATAGGCCCAGACATGGGGCGATCTTCGTAGTCGTACATGACATTCCACACATCACCAATAGCGTGCATGCGTCTAGATGATTCCGAGTGTGGACCTATCTTGCGTATGTAATCCTTGAAATTGGTGTAGCACAGGTCATCTTTGGCGTAGTCATACAGGTACTTTGCCCAGTCCTCACGCTTAACAAAGATCCGCCACGGGTAATCTCTGTCTGGTGTGCATTCAACATCTTTAAATGTGTATGCGCCGTCCATCTTATTTATAAATGAAATTAGATTATCTTTAGCTCTTGAACGAACAACCAGTTCACGGTGCTCATCATGGATCACAACAGTTGAGAAGAATCCATCTTCAGTAAATACCCACATAAGTAACCTCCTAATGGTCGTGGGAGAATAAAAAAGTAGGGGGGAGGGGCGGCCCGCTGAACGGTTATCCGCCACTCTTCTAGCTACCCGCCGCTTGGTACCAAGCTCGGACACCCGATATTCGACAACTTAATGTCACAACCAAGTGTTCGTCATCTCTGACGCTAGAAGATACTTCTGGTGTCCACTTAATGTCTCCAGACGTTCTCCCCCCATTTGACGGGGCATCACCTAGAGATGATGCCCCGTCACTGTTGGGGACAGGGGGGCTAGGAGGGAGGTACATACGCAAGCATGACACCTAGCCCCCCCAAGCCAATCTATCAGCCAACATCCGCCATGATGATGCTGTTCACATATTGTTGAGCAGCATCAGCAATCGGGGTCTTGCCTTCAGCCAGTTTCTTAAGTGACTTCTGTTCAGCTTGAACGCCACCCTTGAAACCTTGATTAATTCTGTGCTGTTCAGCACCTTGAAAAGCATTGAACACTAACCATGCATTGGCGTCATCATAACGCTCTGTTTCTGCCCGCCATGCAGCTACAACAGCAGCACGTTTAGCACTAATTAGGTTCTTGGTTCTTGTAGGCGCTTCATCATCTACCTCAGGAAGAATCTCATTCAGCATCCTGTGAAACTGACGGTCGCTTACAGAGAAGTTAGATGCCTGCCGTGCAAACATAGCTAGACGATCAGCCTGTAATTTAGATGCCTCCAAGACTGCCGAACGTAGGGTTAACATCACGTCATGGTTCTTGGTTGCCTTAACAGATATGAGGCTGTGCTCTAGTTCAAGCACGTTCCCACAAGACGGCCTCTGACCGATAGGGAATATGCCAGTAGACCACATGCTGTTTAAGCTCATACGAACCATCACACACGGTTTGATAACGTCACCATTGCTCAGTTCGATAGGAACACCTATCTGTTGGGTCATAATCAGACGCTCACCGTTGCCGAACACGGTCATGTCCGTGCAAGTCTCAGGGAACAGTGTTTCCATTGTCCTAAAGATGTGTTTGTAGCCATCACGTTTAGGGTATTTACCGCTAACGTCACCCAACGGTTCATAGGTGTCAGCACGCAGAATATATTTGC